CTGTCCGTTCTCGTCTCTGAGTTGCACGCCCAGGGCGCGGAACGAGCGCGCGTAGGTCTCGAGCCCAGCGTCGGCCTCGGCGATCCGTCGGCCGAGAGCGCGCGTGCCGGTGATGAACTCGTCCTGCGAGACGCCGGCTTGCGACGCGGCGAACCCGAATTCCTGAAACGCCTCGGCGGAGAGCCCGAGGAGCTTGCTGTTCTTGCCGATCGCGTCGCCGGCCGCAATGGCCTTGCGCAGGAAGATAGTGAGCGCGGTGGCGGCGCCGGCCAGGATCGCCGGCCCGAGGGTGAGAAAGCTGCCGCGCAGCTTGCCGAGCTGGGTTCCGATTTTGTCGCCTAGGCTCTTCGTCTGCGACAAGGCCTTGCGCTGCGCCTGCTTCAGGTCGGCCCCGAACCTCTGCCTGCGAGCACGTAGCTCTACATAGGCTTCACCGAGCTTCGACTCGAACGCCACGCTTCGCCATCCTTTCGCTCACGCGCGCCACCAGTAGGTCATGATCGCGCCGTTTCTGCTCCAGCTCCGAATCCGTAGGCGGGCGCCGGTTGTGCCGCGACAGGATCGTGCGCAGCGGCTTCAGCCGCTTCTGTCGTTGGAACATCGCCGTGTACCACGCCACGGTCACATCCCGGTCTAGGCGGGCACGTCGTCGGTGGTGTTGCAGGACCCCGAACTCATAGGGGGTGAGTCTCCAGAACTCGTCGGGTCCGAGCTCGAGCTCGGCAGCAAGCTCGAGTCCCTGGCGCCATCCGCCGCGCCAGTCGCTTGGGGAGGGCCCGCCTGGCCGACCGCCTGGGCGACCTTGCTGCGGAGCCCGGGATTCTCGGACAGCAGATCCTCGGGGTCCTTCCCGAGCACCGCTCGGTAGATGCACCGGCCAAGGGCGTCGGAGATGTCGAGGGCGACCCATTCGAGCTCGCCGAGATCCTGCTCACTCGGCTGGTCCTTCGATCGTGGCGCACCGTGATACAGAGCACGGTGCAGCGTCGCGAGGATGACGCGGTGATCGAGATCCTGGAGCGCATCGAGCAGCGCCCAGGTTCCGCGGTCGAACCGCTCGTTGAGCGCGGCGAGGTCGCCGTTGTTGAGACGGAGGGCGCGAGTCCCGCCGCCGAGATCGACCTCCACTTCGCCCCGCAGCTTGTTCCCGGCCGGCGCCACCTAGGCCGCCTGCCAATCGCCGTCAGAGCCGATCGAGACGTCGGCGAGCGCGACTTCTTGGTCGGGGAAGCTGCGCTGCAGGCTGGTGATGTAGCCGTCGATCCGCTCGACGTTCGAGGCGTCCTCGGAGTAGACGACCTGGACCTGGTCTCCGTCGCGGTGCGCCGTCTCGAGCGCGGCGTAGGCTGCGTCGCCCGAGAGGTAGACCGCCTGGAGCTCGAGGTTGACCCGGTAGCGGCCGCCGAGGCTGGCTTGCTTGTCTGAGTCCTTCGAACTCGCGTCGATGAGGTCCCGCTCTTCCGTGATCGTCGCGTCACGCTGGGATCCGACAGCCGTCCACGTCGGCGTTCCGGGAGTGCCGGTGTTCACCAGGATGAGGTAGGACGCGCCGTTCTTCGCCATGTCGTTCTCCTATTGAGCCTCGTGGACCACTCGCACCGTGAGGCCGAGGCCGTACACATCCGGCCCGCCATTGAGCTCGTCACCACCACTCACTTCGCTGAGGATCGCGGCCACGCCGTCGACGAGCCACGGCTGCCGGTGGAGCAGGTCACGGACGCGCTTGCCGATGGCGTCCAGTGTCACGCGTGAGCCGGCGGCGTCGGCCCATGCCTCGATCACCTGATGGACCTCGCGCAGATCGGCCCCGTTCTTGGAGTCCGCCGGCTCGTCGCTGAGCGGCGCCGACGTGAGCACGTAGGGCCTAGCCGCCGGGTCGGGGACCGGCCGGACACCAAACACCGCCGCCTCACCGTCGAACTGCGCCAGTAGGCCGGCGAGGGTGCCATCAGCCTTCAGGGTCGTCACGATGCTCGAGGTCACGCTCACCGCTGGCGCCCCCCGAGGCCCTGGCCGGCAAGGAGTCTGGCGAGCTGGCGCCGGTTCTTCAACAGCGCCGGCCGGAGGAATGGTCGCGGCTCGAGATGGAGGCTTGGGTTCCCGAGCTCGAGGTCGCTTGCGTGCAGCGCTCGGCCCTTCGCCACGCCGATGCCGCCCACGATGTCGCGGCCGTCCCGCTCGACGGCGAAGATGATCGCGTCGCGCAGGGCGCCGCTGATCCGTCGCGGCGGCTGTCCGGGTAGCGACGGGGACCTGCCATCCGGGTTCGGCTTGGCGAGGGAGCGCCGAATCGCCGAGCGCAGGAAGGCGCAGGCGCGCTTCATGTTCGCCTCGCTGGTGCGCGCCACGAGCGCGCTCAGCTCCCGGTCTCGCCAGATGAGGACGTCAGCCACCCTGCTGGATCTCCTCACACGTACACCGCACGTGATCTCGCGACTGCTGGATGACCGCCTGGACGATCACGGTCGGCACCGTCGCACCGCTCAGCCGATCCCCGCGGAGCACGTTGGCGCCGCGGCGGAGGTAGGCGACGTGGGTGATACGGGCGTCCTCGCGCTCGCCGGCAATCCGTTCGCCCGCCGAAGCGGGCGCAATCGTCCCGCGCTCCGGTGTGCCGGTCGAGGCGTACGAGATCGCATGTCCGCCGGCGCCGTCGCCCGACCTCGAGGGCCTCTCGACCGTGATCGTGGATCGGAAGGGCGGGGGCATCACACCACCTGGTCGAGTGAGTAGGGAGCGATGAGCCGGGCCAGGAAGGGGTCGTCGAGGGCGACCGCATAGCTCCAGTCGCCGATCCGCTCGGACTGCAGGTCGACCACTCGGCGCGAGTGCCGCCTGGCGATGAGCTCGAGTACGGCGAGCTTCGCGTCCTGTGGCACCGCCGCGTAGCCGCCGGAGCCGTAGCCGGCGTCGTAGACGACCTCCCAGTACCGCTGCTCGCGCCGCCAGAAGCAGCCGTCGGCGCGGTAGAGCAGGCCCGCCTCCGCCTCGAGCTCGTAATCGTCGGCCTCGAGCGCCGTACCCTCTCCGCCCTCCGGAGTGACCGAGACGATCTGCACGACCGGCCGCTTGATGAGAAGGGCCGGTCCACCGCCGTCGAGATAGGCAGTGATGTTCTGCGCGGGCGCGAACAGCACGCTGGGACATCGGCTGAGGAAGACGCGCTCCGCCATCGGCACCTGCTGGGCGATCCACGCATCGTCCTCGGCATGCTGAATCTGCAGGTACGTCTTGACCTCCGCGTCCTGGACGATGGCTCCCAACCGTCACCTCCACATCACTCGAGCTCGGCAGCTCTGCCTTGCTTCGCGAGCGCTTCGAGCACCTTGGCGCCGAGGTTCTCGAGATCCTGGCGCCGGACAGTGGCGCCGGCGGTAAGCACGCAGGTCGCGCCGACGTACAGGGGGGCGTCGCCGATGCGATAGGCGCCGCTCTTCGGTGGCGCCGGCTCCGCCTTCTTGGCGACCTCCTCCCTGGGCTCCTCGTCACTCATCGACTACTCCCTTCGTGCGGGCGGGGCCGACGCCACCAGCGCGCCGGCCCCGCACCATTGCCACCACGGCAACGAAGCTCACTTCTTGGCGTCCGCCTTCTTGTCCGCCTTCTCCTCGACGAGGACGCCGCCCCGCTCCAGCAGCGCGTCGACCTCCTTCGCCGGGACCTCCACCACACGGGCGCGCTTCCAGCGGCGCGCCTCTCGGATCTCAGGGAATCTGACTTTCGGCATAGGGGCCTCCTTCGACTCAGCCGACGATCTCGTCGACGCTCGCCAGGCCGGCGGCGGGCTCGTAGCGACCGGCGAGGCCGAAGACGGCGCCGGCCAGGTCGCAGTCGGCGACGCCGGGACTGATGGTCAACCGGAAGTGGGTGAAGCCCGCGGAGAGCTCCGCCTGCCGAAGGTTGATCATCCTCTGCTTGTCGTCGTCGCTGCCGGCCTTGGTGAGCTGGGTGATCGCCTTGGCGGGAAGATCCTGGACGCCGGTGCCGCCGGAGTCCTGCGCCTCCTCGAGCTTGGCGTCGACGGTGGCGCTGGCCCCGAGGGTGCCAGCGAAGACGACCGCAAGGAAGGAAAAGAAGTCCTTCGCCGCAATCCAGCCGGTCGAGTAACCGCTGCCGGCCGTGTAGACATCCGGGTCGATCACGCCCACTTCCGTGAAGATGTCGCTCGGCTTTGCGTTGGGGTTCATGGCTCGAATCCTCTTGGTTCAGGGATCGGTGAGGGGGAGGAGAAGGGGGGAGCTTCCCCTCCCCCGTGCTCAGTTCCTACGTCCTTTCGGCCAGCGAAACAAAGTGCGACTTCGCGTTGCTGCCCTTCGCCGGCGACACCGTCGACTCGAGGAACGGCTGGCCGCCGAGGCGGAACGTCCATCGGAAGGCCGAAGTGTCGTAGTCGAAGAAGAGGTGAGCCGACTGCGCGAACCGGATGCCGCCCCGCTTCATCACGGCGTAGTAGCCGCCGGGGTCGACAAACTGAATGTCGTGCAGGTCGCCTACCGTTGCGCAGTGCTCGTTGATCCGCACCGGTCGCCCGAGGAGGAAGCCGCCGGGGGCGTCGCGGAAGCCGCTCGAAGGAGGCACGAAGATCGGCTGATCTCCGAGCGTCATGAGGGGCAGCTGCGGGAACACGTCGGCGTTGATGTACCAGATTCCGTTGCCGGGCCGCAGGAGGCGGGCGTACATCTTCGCGACGTTCGCCGCCACCACCGTGTCGGCGGTCTGGCTGCCCTCCTTCGCGACGGTGACGAGGGCGCCCGATAGCGTCCAGCCGAGAGGCTTGCCGACGCCGTCGCCGTTCATGAGCGCCTCGCTCGCCTTCCATCGGATCGCCTCGGAGGCGCCGGTGGAGAGCCGCGCGTTGAGCCGGGGGGCGTCCTCCAGCAGCTCCTCGCTCGCCTCCACCAGTGCGGCGAGCTTGTGGATCTTCAGCACTCGCTTCTTCGTCGCGAGCTTCGATCGGTCGATCTTCACGCCCTCGTCGGTCCAGCCGGCGGTGATGCCGGTGCCGCCCCATGGCGTCGACTCGTCCGCGATGTACTCGACGCTGTTCTGCGAGGTCGGCTCCGGGTCGACGTCGGCCAGGATCGAGTCGTCCTCGAAGACGAGGTCGAAGATCGCGGAGCGCATGGCTGGCGGGACCTCGAACCCCTCGGTGGTGTGCCCCTCTTGGTGCGGGTTGACCGGCTGTGCGCGGATCCTTTGCGCCTCGTCGGCGCCGCCCGCGATGTTGGCGAGGCGGGGATCGACGTGCCCGCCGGGCCGGGACGCCGCCCGGACAGCCAAGGCGAAGTCGGCGATGTCGGCAAACCCACGGTTGCCGTCCCGCTCGCTGCCGGGAGTCGCGGTCATGCCGGGGCGACCCGGCACCTCCGGATCGTCCTCCTCGGTGACGCGGTGGCTCGAAACGGCGGGGGCTCGGCGCTCGGCCTCGTGCAGGCGCTCGAAGCGGGCGAGCTCGGCATCGATGCCGGGGAGCTCTTCGTCGAGGAAGCGCTGCGCCTCGGCGACCTGCTCCTCGGTGGCCTCGGGGTTGTCGAGCGTCTTGCGGGCTTGCTGCAGGCCCTTCGCTCGCTTCTGCTCCAGCTCCTTGTAGCGGCTCATTCTCGCTCTTCCTCCGGCGCCTTTGGGGGCTGGGAGAAAAGCGAAAGCGCGCACCCGCGGGCGCCACGTCGTTACGTGGGCTACAGGGTGCGCGCCTCGTCGGAGCCGCGTCGGGCCTGCGTCGCTACCCGGCTCGCTCAGCCGTCGGGCGGTGCGTCACCGGGTGCCTGATTCGCACCGTAGAGCAGATCGGGCACCGATGTCAAGCCAGGCTGCGCTCGGCCTCCGCAAGGGCAACCTGCGTCCGGGCCCGCCGACGCCCGCGCCCACGGCTCGCGAGACGCTCGACCTCCTCGCGGAGCGTCGCCTTCCGATCGGCGAGGCTGGCCGCCACCGCCGAGGCTGCGCCGACCATACGCCCCTCGCCGAACTGCTCGCCCCGCACCGCCGTCGCCTTGACGCCGCGCCCGCGCGCGACGGCCCGGACGAACGCGTCGTAGTACTCGTCGATGCGCGACTGGAAGTACTGCCGCGCCTCGGGCGACAACGGCTCGTCGGGATTGCCATCGGCCTTGTACCGGCCGGCGAACAGGTAGGTGGGCCGAACGCCCATCGTCTCGTTGAAGGTCGAGTAGTCCTCGTGCACCATGATGACGCCGATGCTGCCCACCTCGCCCGACGGCGTGACCGCGAGCTCGTCGGCCTGCGAGGCGATCCAGTAGGCGGCGCTCGCCGCCCATGTGTTCGCAACCGCCACGATGGGCTTCTGTCCTCGTGCGCGGAAGACTACGTCGCCGAGCTCCTCGATGCCGTCGACGCTTCCTCCGGGCGAGTCGACGTCGATCACGATCGCCTCGACATTGGGGTCACGGAGCGCAGTCTCGAAGTCTACCGTGAACGACTCGACGGAGGTTCCGCCGCTCACTTCCGTCATGAGGCCCATACGCAGCGAGATCGGGCCGTGCAGCGGCAGGACTGCGATGCCACCGGGCGCCGTGCTGATCTCACGCCCGCGGCGCTGCGCCTCGACACGCTGCCGGATCTCCTCCTCGGAGAGGCGCTCCCCCGAAGAGTGGACCTCCACGACCTCGATCATGAGGTCGAGATAGCGCGGGTGGATTGCCCACGGTCGCTCGTGAAGCGCTCGACGAATGCGGCTGTAGGGGCGCGGCTCAGGCATGGATGACCTCCTGTTCGAGGGCGAGAGCGGTGAGCACATCCACCGCCTCGGTCTGCCACTCCTCGGCGGCGGCGAGGCCGCGGTCGAGAAGCTCCTTGTGGTGTCGGTCGCAGTAGGCGCGGGCTAGGGTCGGCTCGAGCTCGAGCGTCTCCGTCACGAGCCCGGCGTGAGCCTGGTAGAACTCGCGGAGCCAGGCCCGCCACGCGTCGGCATCACTGGCGAGCCTGGCGGCTTGCTTCTCGAGCGCCTTCGTCTCGCGGCTCACGAGGCGCTCGGCGGCCCGGCGAGTAATGAGCCGCAAGCGGCGTTCCGGCACGCGGGCTTGCTGCGCCTCTTCCTCGTCGTCTTCTCCGTCCTCGCGCCGTGGCTCCTCGCCGCGGTCCTGATTCACGCTGCGACGCGGCTCGTCGAGGCCGTCGACCGGGTTGAGGTTCTCGCGGATACGGACTTCGTTCTCGGACATGAATCCGTTCTGGATCGCCGTTGCGTAGGCGGCGAAGCGTTCGGGCGTATTGCCTCGCAGGAGGGCGTCGAGCAGGATCTCGGCGAACACGTCGCCCTCGGCGATGAGGTCCCGGCCGCAGCTCGCCTTCCACCGCGAGGCCCACGGCGCGAGCGTGTAGTCGACGAACTGCCTTGCGAGCTCAACGGCGGAAGCGAGTGGCGGGGGATTCGATCCGCCGAGCATGTACTCGGGCATGCCGAGCCAGCGGGCGCACTCACCGATCATCGAGCTGCGCGCCTCGACCATCTGCGCGTCCTTCGCACTGAAGCCGTACTCCTTCAGCTTCATCCCTTCCTCGGCGACGAATACCGAGTGCATGTTGGAAACGCCTGCGAGTCGTTCACCGATCGACGCCTTCAGCCGCTTCTGAGCAGCAGCGCTCAACGTCTCCGGGTGCTCGAGCGCGACACTCGGGCGGGCACCACGCAGGAAGAAGAACGCGTTGTACTTCTCGATTGCCAGCCAGAGCCCAACCGTCTCGCGCGCGAGCATCACGAGGTTCGCCGGCATGAGCCGGTGCACACCGAGGCCCTCGAGTCGAAAGAGGTTGTCTTGCGTGACCATCCGGCGCGTACCGTCTTCCTGATGGACGACAGCCCGAACCCGCCCGGAGCGAAGCTGCTCCAGCTCAGTGGTATCCGGATCGAGCGGCCATAGCTCGGCGGACGTTCCGGTGTAGCGGATCTCCGACATGCCGATGCCCCACAGCACGGCGTGCGCGGTCATCGTCTCGCGCCACTGTTGGTCGGTCTGCCAAGGGTTGGGTCGCCGGCGCAAGATCGACCACCAGAAGTGATCACGGGCGCGGTCCTTCCCTCCGTCGTTGCGTTCTCGATAGAGGATTAGCGGCAAACTCGCTAGTGGCTCAGCGATGAGCCTCAAGCCGCGAAAGACGCACGAGACCTGGAGCGCGAGGGCGGGCGTCACCGGCACTCCGGTTTGCGAGACGACATAGGGCCAGGAGCCCGCTTCCTTCCAGTGCCACTCGTCGGTCTCGCTGACGGCCCGGGTTCGCCCGCCGAAGCTCTCGATCGCTGCTCGGAGTAAGCCCATCAGACGATCCTCCTGCCGGTAACGCCGAGGACCAAGAGTACGACCCCCGCCACGATCATTGCCGCCGGCACTGACCAACTGCCGACGCCGGACACAATTAGAACGAGCCCCGCAAGCGCCTCGATCACATCGGCGGCGGAGAGTGTCGGGCGCTTGTTCATACGACCACCGGCTCGCGAGTCTCGTAGACCGACGCCCGGACGCCGGGGTCTCGGATCATGCGAGAGATCGCCATCAACACGGCGACCACGCCGTCGATGCGCTTCGACCTCTTGCGCGGCTTCACCGGCCGGATGCGCCCGGCGTCGTCGGTCCGCACGGCCACGTTGAGGAGGTTCTGGCGCAGGACAGGATGCCCACCGTGCCGCACCCTGCCGGCACGCGTGAGCGCCTCGAACACCTGGCACGCCTCGTTCATGTGCTGATAGTTCTGCGGCACCTCAATGGCTTTGAAGCCTGCCGCGCGGAGCTTCGTCGCGATGTCCGTCGCGAACGCCGGATCGTATCCGAGATCGGCGCCTTTCAGCAGCGGGAAGCGCCGCGGCAGCTTGCGCTCGATGGTCGAGAAGATGGCGTCGTAGTTGATCGTCACGCCCTCGGTGCCCTCAACGAAGCCCCGCTCCGCCCACAGCGAGTAGGGCACGCGATCCTGTCGCTCGTGCTCGAACATCGTCTCCTCGGGAATCCAGAACGACGGAATAATGTCGATCGAGTAGTCGAGCGAGAGCGTCTTCTTCACGAGATCCTCGGCGTCCTCGTCCTCGGCGGTAAGCACCTCCAACTCCAGGGGGTCGGCCGGCGACTGGAACACGAGCGCATGGGCCGCGAGGTCGATCTTCTGTGCAAGGTCGAGCCCGCCGTATACGGGGCGCTCCGCGAGGGTCTCGTCTAGGAGGACGGGCTCGTCGCAAGCGTCCCACCACTCGATGGGAATCCAGGCCGTCGCCTGCTGCGTCCACCGATTCAGGTGGTAGCGCAAGAAGTCGTTCCGCTTGCGCGGTTCGTTCTGCGCGGCTCGGCACTCCGCCTCGATCGCGTCGCGCTTGACGGTCACACCGAGGCCCGGGTTGACCCGCTGCCACACTTCGGGATCGGTCCAGTCATCGTCCGGCGTCGCCTCGAAGATGACGGGCAAGTAGCTGTCGTCCGGGTAGGCGCCGTCGATGACGTGGCGGGCGTACTCCCACTCCTCAGCGCAGATCGACTCGTCGTCGTCGCCGGCCGTGGTGATCATGAGGATCACCGGTTGCAGGCGCTTCGTGGTGCCGCGGTAGAGCGCCTCGTACAAGTCTCGCGACGGCTGCGCGTGAAACTCGTCGAAGATGAGTCCGTGGATGTTGGGACCGTGCTTACCGCGAACGTCGGCGCTCAGTACGCGGTAGATGGAGTGGCGCTCCGGGTACTCGATGAGACGGCGCATGACACTCGCGCGAGAGCGCAGCGCAGGAGACGCCTCGACCATATAGCGCGCCGTGTCGAACACGACTGCGGCCTGCTCTCGGTCGGCTGCCGCGGCGTAAACCTCGGCGCCGTCCTCGTCGTCCGCGAAGGTGAGCAGCAGGCCGATGCCTGCGCCGAGCGGTGACTTCCCGTTGCCTTTCGGCAGCGCCAGGAACACCTTGCGGAAGCGCCGGAGGTTGTCGCTTGTGCGCTTCCACCCAAAGAGCGGACGCGTGAGGAGGAGATCCTGGTACTCAAGCAGCTGGAAGGGGAGTCCCGCGAACTCGCCCTTGTGGTGCTCGAGGTAGGCCGGGAAGAAGTCGAGCGCGATCTCGGCCGCCTCCTGGTCGAACCAGTAGCGTCCGTCGCGGCTCTCCCAGCGCTTGCGCGTGGCGACCCACCTCGCGTCGAGCTCGAGGGTGACGCCCGGGTAGCGCTCCGCTGGTGGCGGCCCGTTGCCCCACCACCCGGCGGTCGGCGGCTTCGACCGGCGCGACTTCGTCCGCTTACGCTTTGCGGCGACGGCCAAAGGTCCGCTCCTCGTCTTCGTCCTTCGCGACACTCTTCGGCTTCGCCGTCCGCACCGCGCTCCGCGCTGCCGGCGTTGCACCGAGCTCGCGCCGGAGCGTGATTTCGAGCTTGCGCAGCTCCATGATGCGCCGGTGATAGCCGAGTGTGATGGCCTGCGGGATGCCGACCTTGCGCTGCTGCGCCTCGAGCACGCGGCGCTCCCGGTGCGTCTCGCACAGCATCTCGGCCACGCCGACGTCGACGACGGTGATGACCGCGCACGCGACGAGCGGCTTCACGATCGAGTTCCACAGCGAGCGCGCGTCACCCTTCAGGTGGGCGGGGCACTCGCTCGAGGCGAGCGGCTCAGGCTCCGGCTCTCGGTCGTTCAGCGCGCGCTTGCCCGGGTTGCCGCGGAGGAGCTTGAGCTTCGTCGGCTGCGGCGCTGGACCCCGTCTACCCATCACCGGCGCCCCCTGCTCCGGAAACCTGCGGCCGTGCGCGTGCGGGCTTTGCGCGGCCCACCATAATGGAACACTCCGGGATTTGACCCGCCCCCCCTCTGTTCCGAGTCGGTACACTCTTCTGCCGCCATGTGGCAGGGGTGGCAGGCGGCGAGCAGGTTCTCCGGGGCGAGCCGAAGCTCCGGGTGTTCTGAAACGGGGCGCACGTGGTGCACCTCGGTCGAGGGTGCTCCGCCGACGCGCCGACAGTGCTCGGTGAGTCGCATCTGGCAGACGGGGTGCCGGGAGCGGATCAGTCGGGATAGCCGGTCCCACCTGCCGTCGTAGCCGCGCTCGCGGAAGGTGCCGCGTCTCCGGGCGTCCTGCCCGCGTCGGTGCTCCGGGCAGTGCCGCTCCCCGCGCTCGGTGACGAGACCGGGGCATCGCGGCGTGGCGCAGGGGCGAGGCGGAGCAGCGGGGCTCATCGGGCCACTCGCTCCTCGAGAGCGCCGCAGCGTCGATAGGTCATCGTGAGTCGCGCCCCGAGACCCCACCCTGTTTCGTATGGTTCGTCCTGGTGTGGTAGCTAGTCATGATCATGAAGAACGCATTGCTCAGGAGCAGGAACGCCACGCCCGCGTTATCGTTGCCCTCGGTCAGCAGCAGTCGACCGGCGATGTAGAGGGTGCCGAACGTGACCGAGACCGCGATGATCGCCTGCGTCACCTCCCAGATGAGGTTGATCCGCCGCTGACCCAAGGTGCGGCGCTCCTCCTCCTCCTCCGACCGGGCCGGCGCAGATGTGGTCACCATTCCGTCGCCGTCGGCTGCATGCTCTCGATCGCTCACGTCTCCTCCTACAGGACTGCCAGCAACACCACGACTGTAGCGCCGCCGGGTGCCGCCCCGCCGGACGGAACGGCTGCGACGCTGGCTCGCAGTCTGCTGAATCGCTGGATCTGAGTGACTTCGGGCAGGCCAGTCGATCGTAACACGGTCGCGTCAAACGCCACCGTCGGGCGCCGATCATCCGATCCGCTCGACGTGAAGAGCGTCGCGTAAGCGGCACCGTCGGCAGACGCCTCCACGTTGAAGACGGTCGCGCCACCCGTGCCGGCACCAACGTCGTCGAGCCACGCCTGCACACCGAAGAGCGGCAACACCTGCGCGTCGCGATTGACCGGGAACGGCACCATCACCTGCTGGCCACCGGCGAGTGTGCCCTGAAAGCGGAGCACAACAGGCACGACCCGGAAGCCCATCCCGTAGATCGGCCGCAGATCCGTCAGCGCCGTGACGCCGGAGCCGTCCGTCACCGCCTCCCACAGGTCGAGCGCGCGGGGCTCCGGACGTGTACCGGCGATGTCGACCGCGAGGCTGCCGTCACGAACGCGATAGATCCGATTCGTTTCCGACGCCGTAAGCGAGGCGTTCTCGGGCGTCGAGGTCCGGGTTCGCGCGTCATCCACGAGCCCGCGGGTCGGCCCGATCGTCGCAGTCAGCGCTGCGGACTCGAAGCCGGCGGCCCAGAAGTCGCGTCGGTCGTCGATGTCGGCGTCGTCGATGATGGCGTCGAACTGCCGCGTCACCATCGCGAGCGCCGTACCGTCTGCCGGCACAGCCGGCTCCTCAGAGGGGTCGAGCGGGGAGCTGCCCTTGTCGCTCTTGAGGATCTGGACGTCCCCGTCGACGTCGATGTAGACGAGCGCGAAGTACTCCTCACCGGAAGCGAGAGCTACGGCGCTGCCGTCGTCGCCGTCGAGCTGGTGCAGCTCGTCGAGGGTGACGCGGTAGATGCCGGCGCCGATGTGCTCGTAGGCCCGCACCATCACGTCATCGCCGGCCCCGCCGGGGTCCTCCTCGACGAGCCCGCCAGAAACCAGCCCGGTCACACGACCGTCGAACAGGCCGACAGCTACGCCGTCGCCAGCACTGTCACTCAGGCCGGCCGGCACCGGCAGGGCCTGCCGCTTGGCGACGCGGAAGGTGACCTCTGTCTGCGCGGTCTGCGCGTCGGCCGTTGCGTCGACCGAGATGCCGAGCCGCACACCCTGCCCGTTCGCCAAATCGGGCAGCGGGAAGGAGACACCGGCCCCGACGTTGAACTCGGCGCCCTGAGCGAGGTTGAGACCGCCGAGCCCGCCGAGAATGCGGACGCGCATCCAGTGCCGATCCGTGAGCTCGCGGCTCGAGCCGAGGAACGGCGTCTCGCCGGGCTGTCGCTCCAGCACCTCGAGCCACCGGTTCGTTGCCGTATCGGCGCCGGCCGCGTCCTTGTTGTTGAAGAGCCGATACTCCGTCTCGGCGGTGGGCGTGCCGGGCGTCGCGGTCGGCAACGTCTCCTGCGCGGTGATCAGAACGTCGGCGTCGTCGTACCACTGGAGATTTGGGGCAGCCATCGGCTCTCTCCTACGTGCGGATGAATGCCGCGTCCGGCGGCCGAGCAGTCGCCAGCTCCGACGCAGCCAGGCTCGCGAGATTGATGTCGGTCTCGGGTGCAGCGCCATGTGGACCGGAGATCGGGCTGCGAATGATGCGGCCGCCGCTCGGACTGCTGAATTGGTCGTAGAGGGCAGCCTCGAGTCCGTCTCCCGAAACGGACGCCACGATCCAACCAGCTTCTGGCAGCCACGTTCCACTCGCTGGCCAAACATCGGACCTCACGAGCGGGTCGCTCTCCTTCGTCCACTTGATGAGCGACTTTGTGTTGACGTCATAGAAGATCGGGTCGTCGTCGACCTGATGAGCGATGGCGTGAGGCGAGCTACCGGACGCCAAGAAGTTTTCTAATGCTATGGCTCCTGAGTGCTCGAACCATAGCGAACATTGAGTGTTGCCAACGATCGTTTCAAATACATCGCGCTGGACCACCGGATTTCTCATGGCCACTCGATCGCGCCCCGTCATCATCCCGACAGCCGTCTCGATCGATACCGCTCCACCAGCGGCGACTTGCGGGGTCGAGTTCCCTATGGTCGAAACAGATGACAGCTTTCGATTTGAGGATCGGTGATTCACCTGCCAGTTTCCACCAGACAACTCGGGCTCCAGCCAGTGGATTTTTCCGGTGCTCTCGATCCATCGACAAGTCGTTCCTGACTGACCCGGCGTATAGAAGTAGGCCGAGCCGTTCTCCGCATCCCACACGACAAGGTGCATGGGGACCGACCCCAATTCTGAAAATACCTGGAAAGCGATGGCTCCATGTCCAACGCCGTCGCCACCGGCACGAATGATCGACGCAACCAAGAAGCCGAAGCCGCTCGACAGATCGAACTCGACCGTCGATCCCCACGCTGCGCCGAAGAGCGCCGAGAAGTCGGCCGTCTTGACCGTGCCGCCCACCAGCGCGCCGGCGGAGTCGTACTGCGCGCGCACCAGCACATCGGTCGTTCCGCCCGCATCGCCGATCCAGAAGCCCCAGTAGCTCGCCGGCCCGGTCGGTCCACCGGACGGTACGACGGGTGCGACGACGCGCTGCAGATCCCTCGTGATCCGGTAGCTCAATTGCGCACCCCGTAGGCCACCGGATAGCCGCTCGGCAGTGATGCGTCGTAGTCGACCGTGATAGTCAGCTCGGCAGACGAAACGAACACGACCGAGACGACCGTGACGTCCGGGTCCTCGACGTCGGTGAGCGCCGACTCGTCGAAGACGAATGCAAGCACCTCGGCCGTCGACTCGAAGCCGGTGCCCGTGAGCGTCACGCTCACGCCGCTCGAGCCCGGCAACGCCGTCAGCGGATCCGCTGAGATGACGTGCGGTCCACCAGCACTACCGGGAATGATGCTCGGAAAGCCGAACGTCGAGGCGCCCTGACGGCCCGTCGGTGGCAAACCGAGGATCAGCTCCCCCGGTGTCGCTGTGTGGCTGCCGAGCGGCACCTCTGTTGCCGGCTTGAACGTCCGTGACCCGGCCGCACTCGACACTACGACCTCCTGCTCGTTGCAGGAGTTGCGCACGACGTGCAGGCCACGACTTAGCGGTCGCACGTACTTCGCGAACCGGACATCAGCCTCCTCGAAGCGACGGCCGTCGAGGATGCGACGCAGTGACAGCCTAGACGACATAGATTCGCCCCTGAATCGTCGTCGTGATGGCGGCCTGCGATTCGTCTGGGTCCTCGATCGTCACGGACTGGACGTGTACCGGGTGCAGCAGGCCCAGCTCCTCAAAGTCGTCGACCCAGACGACCATGCCCTTGCGGACTAACCAGTTGGCCGGCAGGTGGACAGTGCAGTTGAGCGCCGAACCTTCGCGCAGCATCACGACCGCCTGCGAGCACAGCTCCGACTCATCCTCGGCCCACTGGCTGGAGCCCACTACCTCGTAGATCTCGTGCAGCGCCTCGAGCATCGTGCTCCGGACCTCGCACTTGATCGACTCTTGCTCGAACCGCGAGGCCGCAGCAGCGTGCTCCGCCTCCTCGTCGGAATCGAATGTCGAGGCCGGCGGCACGATGTCGCTGCGTCGCTCAGCAGCTGGGAGGTAGCCCTCCACGTCCTCGGTGATCTGGCCGTCGGGTGCGAGACGGCCGTCCTGGTCGAGCTTGCGGGTGATGCGCTTGATCCGCCCCTCCGATACCTCGACGTAGGTGACGATCTCCTGAGCGCGTGCCTGGAACTCCTCGACGCTCTGAGATCGGTGTGTGCCATCTCCGTACTCGTACGCCTGCCCCGTTCGGGCCAGCCATCCGTACTCGACGGTTGTGCGGCCCAGCTCGTAGCCGTCGTCCGAAACGTCGATCACAACCTTTCGCTCCTCGAAGATGGCCGGTCTGGTGTCGCCGGTACTCGGCGCGAAACGGGTGCCCCGATCGCCACCGAATACCCCAGCCTCGACGCCGAACGAAACGCCCTCGCCGTTGGCCAGGATTTCTCGGTCCTGGATGAAGGCGATCGACTCCCACGGATCGGTACTCACCCCTCGGGCCTTGACGTGTGCGCGCCGATGCACGTAGCCGTACCGGCGCTCGATCTCACCGACCCGAAAGCCTCGCTCGTCATACTGCGGGGTCGTCACCACCATCGAGACTTTGCCGAACCGCGGCGATCCCCACTGAAACGCCAGCGTCCCATCATCAGCCACCGCAGACGAGTCGAAGAGGTAGACGCTCGCCACGTAGTCGCGGATCGAGCCATCTGTCTCGAGGGTGTAGCGGGCCGCGGTTGGGTTGTAGTACGCCTCGACGGTCTGGATCTCCTCGATCAGGTCATCACACTCGAACACCTGCACGAGGGTGGTGCGCGACGTGAGCCGTAGGGTCTCCGCATTGGTCCCGCCTACCACCGTCAGGACGCCGGAGCCGTCCTGCACGTGCGATGCGATCGGCGGCGCGTAGAGGCCGAAAGTCTCGGTGACGGTCTTGACTGTGCGGACGCCACATTCCTCACGCTCACGCTGCTCCGTGCCGGTCAGCTTGATGCGGGTCGGCACATCAGCCAGGCCGTCAACAGAGGTCTCGGCGCCGGTGTCGAGCAGATCGCACGGACGAAAAACCATGTCGACGCGACCGCCTACCAGAATACGCTCGGGATTGCGCAGCACGCCTTGTCGATCCCAGTCGAGCACCCGGCCCTCGGGCTCCAGGATGGCATCGGCGGTGCCGATCCAATCGGCGTCGACGAGCTGCACCTCCTTGAGCATCCTGTTGCCCGGTGCGAACGCGTACGACGTCACACCCGCGGCCGCAGCGATTCGGCGCAGCACGGAGCCGCGCTGCAGACCGTGGCCAGGCGGCAGCGAGAGCGTCACCTTGCGCCGATCGTATCGACCACGAGCATCGATGCAGTTGAGCGTCAGGACTGAGCCGTCCGGCCCGGCGGATTGGCGCGCGTTCTCGACGATCCCGCCAGTCACGAGCGGCACCTCGCGCACCCCATCCGTCGTCACGTAGACGCCAACCAGATCGATGGTAGCCTTTCCGGGCGGTGCTCCGAGATGACTGAAGACCGTGCCGATGCGGCCGCGCACCGGGAGATCCTCGAAGAGCAGCTGTAGGTGGTCGTGATCGCGCAACGAAAGCGAAAAGCTGAAGGTCGTGCCTGCTCCTAGCGTCTCGGTCATCGAGACGGGGCCGACGAGTGCGCGGGGATCGAGCACCACGCCACTCACGCGGATGGCGACCGCGCAGACCTGTTGAGCAACGGCGGTGGCGGATCGGGGTCGGGCCTGCAGGACGACGGCGGTGTCGACGTCCACGTCCCAGAGGACGTGCGGCGAGGTCGGCGCCGGTGTCGGCTGCAGGACAGACGCGACGATGTTGGCGACGGCGCCGAGCTGCGGCCCTGAGCTGCCGATCCGCACCCGCGCGTGAAGCTCCTGGGCCATCAGGAGAGCCCGGTGTAGACGCCGGCCAGGATCTCGGCGACGTCGATGTCGGTGACGAGGTCGTTGAGCGCCCGATAGGGGTTGCTGGTCTGGCGCATCGAGATCAGGTACTCGGGCCAGTAGAGGAGCTTGAGCCGCTCGCCCGAGAGCCCCGACGGTGTCGTGATGGTCTCGTAGTGCTGACCGGCGGTCTGCGCGGTCGGCACCTGCACCTGACCGGCGGACGGCGCCGACGTCACAACAGTCTGCTCGGTGCCATCGATCCAAGCGCGCGGCGGGTGCGAGGCGTGATCGACACCCACAAGCCCCCAGCCAACGCGCCGCGAAGTCCGCCAGGCCGTGCGGCTCGCACCGCCGGCCGCGATCAACCATGTGTCGATGATCGGCCACGCGGGGAAGAAGGTGACCGGCTGCCCCGTCATCGCCAGCTCCTGGACGAGCCGAAAGTCCCCCTCGAAGCGCAACCGGAACGACAGCCGCAGCTCGATCGGTGCGAGCGAGATGGGCGCATCCTCGCCGCGGAAGCGGAACTGCAGGATGTGGGTGCCGGCCTTGGTTTGCAGGACCGCCGCAACACTCGGCACCTCTTGCGAGAGCTGGAAGCTGCCGCCCTCCATCCGCACACCGTCGAGATAGGGGCGGTAGTATTCCCGAACAACCGGAAGGGTGGGGAAGCGCGCAGGTCCCTGTCCGTCCGCCATCGCTACCCAGACGACAACAGTCCGGAGGCACGTGCTCGCGCACCCCCGTCACCGCTGCCGATCGTCCTGGTCAGAGTCTGCTGGAGACCATCGATTGCATTGAGCGTGGCTCGGTGTTGCGCCGCCGCCGTCGAGGTCGTGACCACTCCGGCGTTGCGAAGATCGTTCTCGGTCAGCACACCACGATTCGCGCTCGCCGCCGTCGTGACGGTCTGGCCGCTTGGCCCGACGATGCGCTGCTCGTCCGGTCGCGCCAACGTCGGCCGGCCGAAGCCCTCGGGTCGCGAGAGGGCGATCCGGCGGATGATCCGCTCGACCGAGGCGTCGAGGGCATCGAACTCTGCCCGCACCGCGGCTTGTCCCTCCCGCACCTCACGCTGCAGTGCGATGGTCTCGCGGAGGTTTCGCTTGAGACGCGCGAGGCTCATCACGTTCCCCACCGGCGACCAGTCCGCCAGTTGATCCCGGTGTTGGCCGGGCCTAAGTGCGCGTCGTCGGCTTGCAGGAGGCGTTGATCAAAGAGAGTCATGTCGATGTAGTCGCCCCTCGGCCGTCCGCGCCTGCGATCTCTCTCCCGCTCGTCCTCTTCCGCCTCTCTGGTCTGCTCACACTCTTCGAGCGCTGCCCGGAGCGACGCCTCAAGCTCGAGAATCTGGCCGTGAGCGATCAGCAATGCCCGCGCCATCACGCGTTCCCCAAGGCGGCCATGCAGTCAGCGAGCCGCTGACACGCATCAGTCGCCCGATCGAGAGCGTCGGTCAGCAGGTCGACCTCACCGACTCCACGGCGCGCACTTTCCTCGATCTTCTTGCCGGTCTCCTCCATCTCGTCGCCGAGATCGCTGGCCTTCTTGCCCGCATCCCCGGCCTTGTCGCCAACCTTGTCGAGCGCTTCTCCACCCTTCTCCGCGCTCTTCTCCGTCTCGTCGAACGCCTCACCGGCCTGCCGCCTGATGCGGTCCAGTTCCTCCTGCACGCCACGCGCGAACAGCTCCACATCCGCACCGGTCGCTCCGACCTGGTCGGCGAAGTCTTCGAATGTGTCGATGTTGCGCTCGATCGACTCGATGCCGGCTGCACCGCTCTCGCCGAGCTGGTCGGCCAGTGCGCGGACCTCCTCGCGCGAGCCGGCGATCAAATCGTTGAGGCGCTCCTGCCCGTCTGCCGAGCGCTCAGCAGCCTCAAAAAATACCTGCCCGGTCTGCTGAGATTCACGCGACAGGTCGGCCTGGGCGACAACCAGTTCGTTCTGCGCATCGGTCAAGCGCGTAAGCTGGTCCTCGGTGACGATCAGGCCGTCCCGTTGCTGCGTCGTGAGGGTGTCGATCTCTTGCTGTAGCTGCTGGACCTTCTCGACTTGGTCGCCGCCCGGCACCGCTCCCTGCTGTCCGGTGGGCGGCGCAACGCTCGGTGCCTCGACGGGGCGGAGCGCCTTCTCGAGCAGCTCGTCGATCCGTTCGCTGCTCTGCCGGATCGCGGCTTCCAGCTCCTCGAGCTTCAGCTTGGCGGTGTCGACCGCCTTGGTCGTTCCCTCGGCCAGCTCGACATTGTACAGCTTTTGCGCGTCTTTCGCGTCCTTCGTGGCCTGCTCGGTCGCCGCAACCTGCTCACCGTAGGCCGTGACCGCCACGCCGACCCGATCGAACACCTCGACGTCCTCGTCGTCGACGATGTCGCCGACCTGAAGGCCGAGCGTACGGGCCGCCTCCTGCGCGATCTCGAAACGATCCCGGAACTTCTCGCCGAGCGGACCTTCGAGCAACACGTCGACGTCACCACCCAGCTCGCGCACGATGGCGACAAGATCCCGGATCTCCTCGCGAGCCTGCTCGACCGTGAGGCCGGCGACCTGCTCCTTCAGCTCCTGGATCGCCGAGCTCGTCTCCTGTGACCTCTCGCCCAGCACGCGCTGCTGCTCACTCCACTGCTGCATCGCAGCCGCGATCCCCTCAGCCGTGGGGATAAACTCGATGCCGCGCTTAGTCAGGATGTTGACCTGGTTGGCCAGATCCTTCGCCGCCACCGCATCCTCGTCGCGGAAGAATCGGTCGAGATTGACGAATTCCTCTGCCTGCTGTCGCAGAAGAAAAACCTTCGTGGACAATGCATCGACATCGATGCCGAACTCATCGAGGAAATCGATAACCTCGCGCGTCGCCTTGAAAGAGGACCGCAAGGTGAAGAGCGCCGACACGATGCCGAAAATTGCCTGTGCGGCCTGCGGGCTCTTCGCGAGAATCGCATCAGACAGATCGACGTAGCCGGTCCGCGCGAACCCCGTCTGCTTGCTGATCTGCTTGACCTCTTCGTTGAAACGCGAGGCTCGCTGCTGCCCGACCCTGAACGTCGACTCGAAGTCGCTCTCCAGCTCGCGCACCACCTGGCGCAACTCCGGATCCAGATCGGTGCCGAGCGCCTCGACCTGTTGGCTGACCTCGGCGATGGCGATCCGGGCACGAGCGCTCTGCTCCACAAACGCCTTGGAGCTATTTAGGCTGGCCGTCTCGATCTCTTGTGTGAGGTCAACGACACGGCGCAAGCCCTGCACCAGACCATCGGGCAGGTGGCTCAGCTCGGGTTCGACCTGGTCGGTGCGACTCGCTAGCTCGTCCAGCTCCTGACGGGCGGCGGCGAACTCGGCCCGCAGATCCGCAGTCGCCGCCTCGATCGCGTCGCCCGCCCCCTTCGACGTGGTCTCGATCTTCTGGACGGACTCGCGCAGTCCGTCGACCTCCTGCTGGCTCTGCTGGAGCTTGCGGCGGAGATCCTCGTTCTCGCCACGCAGCCGTAGGGTGATGTCCTCAGCCATGCATCACCCCTGTCCCGGTCGGGGCGCCGGCGAAGAAGGCGAAACCGACGCCCCGGCCGGGCACAGGAGACCACCCTCGACGCGCGACGTTGCCGCGCGCGGTCACATCTGAGACGACGAGTGCAGCGAGCCCCACACTAGACCGTAAGGTCCGAGATGGAATTGTCGGCGCGGATCATCATGTCGGCCGGATCGGTCCCGTCGGTCGGGTCCTCGTAGCAGTCGAATCCGAGAGCCTCGGGAAAGTCGGCCGGTCCGGGCACCACCGGCGTCCGGCCGTTCGCGATGCACTGCGGCGCCGTGAAGCGAAGCTGGTAGAGATCGTCCGACGTGCCGATCTTCTGACGGCTCGCCATCGTCATGTCGAGCTTGAATGGCTCGCCCGCCTCCAACCGCTTGCGCAGCGCAGTCGATAGGTAGCGCCGATTCAGCTGCCCGCTCCATGTGCGCTGCCCGGTGACGAGCAGGCCGTCGGCAAAACGGGTGCCGAGGTTCTCGTCCGGCTGGATGGTCCTCGCATAGGTGAGCTGCGCTTGGTTGAAACGAGTCGCCACCGCGTCGAGCATGATGTCGACGTGAATCTCGTTGAGTGCCGAGAGGATCGGGTAGGTGGGGGTCCAGATCGATGGATGCTCGGTCAGCTGCGACTCGCCGATGTAGCGCCACTCGTCGCTCAGTGCCTGGTCGAGCGCCCCGATGTAGATCTCGACCGGTGAGTCCGGCTCACCGAGACCGTCGGTGTCCTGCGCGCCCGGAATCGTCTGGCCGAGCGTCGGGTGCTTGACCTCCGTCCAGGTGGTCGGCGTCACCCGGAGGTCGATGGTGTCGTAGCTCGATCCCGAACCGACCTTCACGTCGAGGCCGATGTCGGTCGGAAAGTTGGTGATGTCCGTCACCTTGACGTACACGTCGTGGTCGATCAGGGCATGGTTCGCGTACTTCGGCAGGCCACGCAGGACTGGCCGTGTCGGCGTCGCGTCTTCGAGGACGACCGTCGCGAAGTCCCAGTAGTGCGCGCGCTCGTAGGCGAACGCCGGATTGACCGTGACGACGCCGCGCACGTTGGCCGCGACCGTGAAGCCCGAGCACCGGGCACCCAGGAAGGTCTGGAGCAGGCCATCGGAGCGCGCCATGCGCAGCGTCTGCGTCTTGTCGAAGTCGAGAGAACTCTCCGTCGGTGCGAGGGTGTGGCGAAAGCTCTGGCCGGCTGTCAGGGTCGCGACCGAGCCGGCCTCTTGGATCTGCGCGAGGATGTAGGCGAGGCCTTGCGGCTCCAGATCGGTCGTGATCGAGCCCGTTTCGTTGAACTTGCTCGGCAGCCCGACCGAGCGGAACCCGCTCGGGTTGAGCGTGTTGGGCTGAATGGTCGGCGCTTCCTGCGCGAGATCCTCGGAGGCGATGCGCAGGTCGTGCCAGTTGGCGTTGGTCGGTATCCCAACGGTCGCCTCCCACGCGAGCCGGAAGAGCGCCTCTGCGGATCGGAATTTGCCAGCCATCGGCTACTCCTCCTTCTCGGTCGCGGTCTTCGGCTTTGGCTTCGCCTTCGGTGCCTCGGCCTTCTCGGCCTTCGGTGCCGCCTTCTCGACCGTGAACGGTCCTTCGGCCGCGCTGCGCGCCACACGCTCCGAGATGTGCAGCACCTGTGAGACGCCGCGGGTGAAGCGGCACCCCTTGAACGTGCAGTCACCGGTCGCCGCATCCTTCGGCAGCTCGACCCGGTAGGGATAGATAGGCTCGCCCATCGCTCTCACCTCACGGAGTGAATCCGACCTTCTCGCGCGTGTCGCGGTCGACCAGGTAGCTGTAGAGCAGACGCTGCTCGACGGCCCTGATGATCGTCGGTGACGCCTCGCCCTCTTCGAGGTTCGGCTGTTGCTGCTCCACGACCTGGTAGTCGGTGTCGAAGATCTGGTCTAGCCGATCGACGAGCGGCTGGCTCGAATAGCGAGGCACGATCAGCAGCGTACTGTCGCCCGTGCCGGCGAAGATGCGGAGCAGCTCCTCGACGAGGCCGCTCACCGTCCGCTCCGTCGGCTCCACACGGTCGCGACCCTCCTCGTAGAAGCCGACAAGCTTGAGCTCGACAAAGACGTCGTCCTCGCTCTGAAGATCCGGCTGCTGCTGGGTGCGCGCCGCCACGACGAAGAGGGCCGGTAGGTCGGTGAGCGGCACCATCGTCGGATCGGGCAACCGGTAGACCCGGCCAGCGCACCAGGTCGAGATCTGCGTGTCGTCGAGCAACAGATCCTGCGCGGCGATCTCGATGCGGTCCACATGCGAGAGCGGGAAGGCGGCGAAGGGGTCGGGCTGCGGCATCAGGCAACGACCAACCTCCGCGCCTCACCGCGCACATGCGCCACCATGTCGGCCGTGACGCCGGTGGCCAGCTCGGGGCTATCGGTCGCGTGTGGACGGGGCGGCACACGAACGAAGCCGGTCGAGCGACGCAACCACACGCCGTACCGTCGGCCGAGAAACGCCCGCATCCTCGCCGTGACCCGGATGCGCGTGTCGCGCCGCGCCTCCGCGGTCCGCACGATGCCGGCCCCTCCACGATGCACCACGGCACCCGGGAACGCCGAGCCCCGAACCCCAAAGCTGGCCTCCAGCGCACCGAACTGCTCGAAGCCACCGGCACCCGTACCCAGCCAGGCTCGCAACAGTGCACCGGTCCGCAGGAGCGGTGACCCGCCTGGCCGTGAGCCGAACGCCTCGACGCGTCGCCACGCGACCCGACCGCCGCCCGGACTCTGCCAGTAGCCGCCCTGAAACTCCGCAGCGATGATCCGGCGCCACCGCCGCACGCTCGCCTCGAGCGCCGGGCGCAGATCGAGCACGCGAGCAATCTCCTGCTCGAGTCCGCGGCCGGTGAGATCGACGGTGATGGTCGTCACTGCAGCATCCTGTCGGCGCAGTCGTAGAGGGATTGGGGGAAGTCCGGCCCCTGGTCGCCGACGACACCGATCCGCGTACCCGTTGCGCTCGAGCGCGGTACGCCGGAGAACTCGGCGCGGCCCTTGGCGATCTGGTCGAGGAAGTTGCGCGCCTTCTCCCAGTCCTTCTTGACCTTCTGGGGCGCGCCAGCGTGGCCGCGCGTCAGGTGCCAGGCGGCCAGCGAGGTCGACAGCTCGTCGAGCAGCGCAGTGACCCGCGCCTTGACGGTTGCGTCCGAGATGGCCGTGACGTCGACGGGGACGACGTAGCCGAGCGGCGAGCTGGCAAGCGCGTTGTCGATCAGCGAATCGGCTGCATCGACGGCGCTGGCCCGCTTGGTCGCATCGGTCTCCAGCTTCTGGAGTGCTGCGCTGTCCGGATCAGAGTAGGCCATCCACGCACCTCAGGGCCCCTCAGTCGGCGCGCCACTCCTCGATCGCCGCCGCCGCCTTCGCACCAGCCACCTCCTCGATCGTTTCGAGCGGAGCGGTGCGTAGCTCGTCCTCGCTGTCGAGACCGGCGTCCGCCAGCTTCTTTGCCGTCGCCGGGCCGATGCCATCGATCGAGGTCAGGTCGAATGCCTCTCGACGGGTTTTGTCTTCGGGCTCCGTGGTCTCCTCGCTCGGTGACTTCTGCTCGGCAACCGGAGCCGTCACGGTGAGGAACGGGAACTGCGCGAGCGTCTCGGCGTTCACCTCGACGGTATCGCCGGCATCATAGCTGTTGCCCCGATAGACCAGGTTGGTCGAGAGGATGATCTCCGGCATTACAGGTCTCCTTCCTGCTCGATCTCGCCGAGTCGAGCGATGTACTCGGGCAGCTCTGCAACACCGGTCTGCGCCGCCCACTCCTCCATGAGTGCCGCCTTCGCCTCGGCGCGCACCTCGGAGGGGCGTCGACCGTCTGCCATGAGACCGCCGACCAGGTCGGTGTAGACCCGATCGACGGCATCACGGCTGGTGAGCGGCTCGGCCATCAGGATCAGACGTCCTTATTGGTGTTGACGACAAGGGCGCCGGCCGCGGTGTCGAGCACCTCGAGCAGCCACTCCTCATCCCACGGCCACCACTGCGACGAGTTCTGGCGGGTCATGAACGGCTCGGAGGCGATGCCGGCGTTCATTCTGGTGTGCAGGAGGAAGCGGCGCTCGCCGTACTCGGCGTCGTAGTCGCCGCCCACACCGGGGAGGAAGATGAAGAGCTTGTCGGTGAAGATCGGCCCGGTTGTGCCGGCCGTCCGACCCCATGGATTCTCGACCAGCGCTTCGCCGACCCCGAAGTAGCGGGCATACACCGGCCCCTGCTGCATCGGGTCGGCCACCATGGCCTGCTGGCCGCGTAGCCAGGTCGTGAAGTCCGCGTTGGCGATGAGCGCCTCTTCAGTCGAGAGCGGCAGAAAGATCTTGAGATCGGACGGCTGACAGCCGGTCGAGTTGCAGATCTTGAAGATGAGCGCGCGAGCAACCTGGCGCGGCGTGAGCGACGGGCTGGCAGCGTTGAACTCGTCGCCGCCCCCCAGCGTGGTGACGTGACCGGACTTGTAGACCGCGGTCGTTGTGGTCTCGACCAGCGTGGACAGCTCGTACTCGAAGCTCTTGCGCACAATCCTTGAAGCGAGGCCGGCGAATTTCTCACCGATGCCGAAGATCGGGTCCGCGTTGTTGAGCACCCGCTGGTCCACCATCGTCGCCCACGAGTGGCGCTCGAGCGTCCCGGTCTCCGTGCTGGGCGTCACCGTGCTGGTCGGGTACGGCGCCGACTCCGCGCGCTTCGTGTCTTTGCGCTCCATCCACTCGTCGTTCGGCCACGTCGGGCGCCGGAACTGCACGCTCGTGACCTGCTGGGGCGGCGCGAAGAAGTCGGGAAACATGGCCCGCTTCTGCATCTGCCCGATCACGACCGCAGTCGTGAGTGCCGGCTGAGCGATCACGTCGCCGGCACTCTTCGCGAAGAGCCGGTAGCGATCCTCGATCGTCATCGTCGAGAGATCGACGGCGTAGACCGGATGATCGATCCCGAGCTCCCGGCCGGCCGGGATCAGGGTCTGGAGCTGTTCGAGACTGTGCATCGCGTTCTCCTTGCGCTTCGGGATCGGATCAGACGCCGACTGCGATCCAGGTGACCTCGCCCCACGGCGTGGTTGCAGCGATCGGCGTGACGTTGTCGACGGCCGTCGGCTTCCAGTGCTTCAGGATGATCGAGCCGGCCGCCGGAGCCCCGGCCTGGTCGCCGATCGTCGCCGTCGAGGACAGGTGCGTCACCGTCGGATCGTCGTCGAGGGAGACGACCGCACCAGTCACGAGCGTCAGGCCCGTCACCACCGTGGTGGTCCCGGCAGTTGGGGTCGCCTGGCCGACGACCATCCGCTGACCTCCGGCCCCTTCGATGCTGACGAAGAGGTCGACCTTGATCAGCTCGGCCGCACCGCCGGCCGCTTCGAGTGCGATGCCGGCCGCGACGCCGTTGCTCACGGCGGTGATGGCGCGGCCCGACGCATCGGTCTGGACCACGTCACCAGCCGAGACGGCCGCGCCGCTCTCCACCTCGACGACGCCGAGGCGCACGAGCCGCACACCCTCACCGGTTGCGGCGCCCGCCCACGCCACGCCGTGGACCCCCTGCCCCGAGACGGTCGCCTGGGCGACAGCGTTGGCCGGTGAGGCGACACGTGCGACGAAACGGTTCTTCGTGATCGCGCCCGAGGCCACGACGTTGAGGTCGACTGCGATCTGTTCTCCGAGAAGACTCATGACCTATCTCCTGGTACGAGTGACTGGGTCCGGCCCTCAGATCGAGAGCAGTCGTGGCGAGCCAGCACCGGCCGCCTCGCGGATCTGCGCCAGTACCGCCTGCGGGTCTTCGAGCTTGCCGCTCTTGCGCGGCGCGGCGCTCAGGATCCTGGCCACGAGGGCCGCTTCCTCGCGGTCGTACGAGGTCGGCAGCGACCCGAGCTTGAAGTGACGATCGGCGTCGAAGTGGCCGACCACCCGGCCTTCCGCGTCCATCACCTCGACGGCGACACGATCGCCGACGGTGACGGGGATGGCATCGAGGCCGGCGGCGAGCTGCTTGACCTGCGCCTCGGTCGGCTCCTCCCACGCGAAGGCGTCGACGAACGCCTGCACCTTGTCGGGTCGGACGCCGCGCCGCACCGCCTCGCTCTGCAGACGATCGCGCTCGCTGAGCAGGCGCTTCTCCTCCTTCTCGGCGTTTGCCTCGCGCTCCTCCTCGACCTTGCGCTTCTCCTCGTCGGCCGCGGTCTGGCGCTCCTCCGTCGTCTGCTCCAGCGTCTCGACCTTGGAGCCCAGGTCGGTGAGCGTCTTGCTCAGCGGCTCGACCAGCTCGGCGAACATGGTCCGGAGCGATTCGGTGTCCTTCGTGGAAAGCGGCATGACGAAATCCTCCTCGGCCGGTGCGGCCGGATCACACGTGCGGAGCTGGTAGTAATCGCGGTCTTGGTCGCGGTCTTGGCGCTCTTCGGCGGCGTCGCTGAAGACCTGCCACTCGGCTGCCCGATCTTCCCGCGACACACTGCCGAGCCGAGGCATGTTCTCGATTCGCGGCGACTCCCCCATCGACAGCAGCGCGATGTGGAAGAGCCGCCACTCACCGGATGCGCGCATCCGCTCCATCCCGATCGACCTCTCGGTGAAGCCCTCGCGGATCAGCGATGCGATGCGATCGGCGTTGGTCTGCGGATCGATGATCGGCCGCCACTGCACCCACAGGTTGAGGCCGTCGTGATCGACGCCAACCACCTCGCCGACGGGC